CTAATCTGTATCATTTGGTGTGTCACCTTTAACTATAGTTTTATGGGAATCATCCAGAACCGTATAATCCGCATCAATGGCGGAATTGAGCTGCTTTTTGCTGAGTAGATCAGCTATGCGGGAATGGACCTCTGAACGGGACAGATTGAAGTTGATATCACCGGAAACGTCTATTTGCTGCTTTTCGCTATATAAGCCAGCCATTTCAAGGATTACTTTACCATGCTGGAATGAGCCGCGCAGAGCTTCGCGGACAAAAGTATTCAGGACAGGAGCGATAGCATTATCAACCAATTCCTTGGACTTGGCTTTATATAAGGCTTTAAACTCTGGTTTATTGAATGCTGCATAGTATGTAGTTCTACCGATTGCAGCTATGGTACACAATTCTTTAATAGACTTCATCCTATAATCTGGATTCAGTAATACATCCATTAGCTTTTCTTCTGACTCAGTTAACTTATATTCTGTTCTATTTTGTTCTATTAACGATGTATTGCTAATTTCTTCCATTTACATTCATCCTTCACTTAAAGTTATTCAACTACATTTAGTTTACTCTTTTGCCACATCTACTACAATATAACTTCTGCCATACATATTCGTAGCCGAACATATCCTTTTCGTGCGCAGATACAGTCTTTTTACTGTGCCCAAATAATTTACATATCAATTTCATTTATCTTCCTCCGTCTTGCTATTATCTTCACCCAATATATCCGGTACTTCTTCATCATAGCAATTCCAATCTATTCCATATCGCTTCAATATGTCTGCAAAATCTTCCCGGTCGTGTTCCTCCAGCTTCAAGCCCTTTTCGCCTATTCCCACATGCTTCAATTCATGCAGCATCAATATTTTCCGCTGATTCTCGCTTAATAGCTCAGTATTCGGCTCATAGAACGTGATAATAAAGTCGTACGGCAGCCATGCCTGATATTTCAGTTTAACTTTGGTACAGTCTGCGTATTTTACCTTTGTTCCGGGTGGATTCTCCTGACTCAGCACATAGCCAATCCGTATGCTATATTCCGGTATTATGCTCAACTCAGGAAACTTATTTATAATCTGATCAGCCAGCTTGTACATATCCTTATTTGGTTCTGCATCCCTTATACTTAATTCTTTTTGAAGCTTTTTTACCAACTGGTGCCGGTCCGTTGCCCTGGTCTGCCTATATATCTCCAGCAACTTATTTATGGCTGGACAATTACTCTCGCATATATCAGATAATCCGCACTTATCGCACATGGCACAATCTCGCATGTAATCAACTCCCTCTACCTCTATTGTACCTTACATACGGCACGGTCAAATCGTGCTTGCAATCCTGCCCAATCTGCAATATAATACTGTATATACAATGGATTTACAGGAGGATAATATATGGGTGACAATTACAGGAGATCAGAGACAACACATACATCGTACCGGCTGCCACCGGCCACAAAATTCAAGCTTGAGCAGCTATCGGATTATTACGGTTCGACTCGTACCGAAACGCTGAAACGCTTGATAAATGAGCATTACACGGCAAAGCAAGCCGAAATAAAAGAATTTTGCAATCTGCGGGATAATGAGAAAAAGGCAGATAAACGAAGCTAACCGAATGATAATTTGAGCTAATCGCCGCTAATCGATTTTTAGCGGTTTTTTTGCACCTTGAAGCGTGTTTCGTTTGGATGTATCATAAAACTATCGAAAGCGCAACACACATTGAAGGGAGATACAAAAATGAATAAATCTCAAATGTCCAATCACATCAAGTCGACTTACAACGGTTTAATGCAGAAAATCTTATTAGCTCAGCTTGATTACTTAAAAAGTGGCAAATCGTACAAATTTCACTTTGACGGTATAAGCTACAGATTAACGAACAATAAAGGAATATTTGAAATAATCGAGGCGTAATGCCTCACCGTAATGCGGATATTCCGGTTCCAATCCCGGAGGCAGGCGCAGAGGACGGAGAACCTTGACAACCTAACAGCAATCCCCGATGAACCTGCATTGCAGGATATACGGCGAAGCGCATAGCGCAGAATAGCCGGAGCGATAAGGGAAAACTGGTCTGCACGTAGCGAAAATATAAAGGAGTGTTGAACAATGTCAAGACCAACGGAACAGGAATTAAAAGCATATGCTGAAATGAAGGCAGAAACCATAATAATTAGGACATGGGATGGAAAGGAGTACGAGAGCAACAGCAGTGATGACCGGCGGGACACTACACCGGAAGAAAAGAAAATCATTGAATCTGTTATTTTCGGAGGGCTTCTGGCGATCCGGTCAGGAGCGGACAAACAAAGCGTAAAACACGCTTGTGAGTACATCGGAAATATTCTAATGGAGGATATCGTCCGCGAAGGGCGAATGAACGGCTATGACAGCATCTACAACCCCATCGGCGATTATCCCGAAATGAAATAAACTCCACCGGAGGAGTATAAACCGCTTTAGGTCCGGTGCGGTGCAGGAAAGTAGGAGGGCTTCTCCTGCATGTAGCAAATTGAAAGGATGTGGATGTATGTACAAATTTAAGTTCAAAGAAAAAAAGACTGGAATTATTTTAAGTCCAACCGATATTGCAAGACTCAATTTAGCAATTGACCCTATTACCGGACGGGCGGCGGCTTTTTTCGTAGATGATACTGGAAGTAGCGGTAAAGCTAGTAAGTGTCACGCAAACCGAATTACGACCGACGATTACGAAATTATTATTGAATAGTCGAAACCGCCCACTTGCGGCGGTCTGCGTCAGATAGGCGCGCTGATGAGACTTGAAAGGATGTGTATATATGGAACTAAGCGAAAAAGCATTAAAAATATGCCGTGAAAACTACAAAGCAAGCTGCCACAACTGCCCGATCAGACCGGAATGCGTAAGTCATATAAACAAGATGGATGAATGGACAGACAGCATTAACAAAGCAGCGGAAAGGACGTGTTAAGAAATAGCAGATGGGTCCGGCTCCGGCCGGATTAATGCACAGCCTGAGTCCAAAGTCTCGGGCAGAAGGGAGAATAAAATGGCAACAGCATTAAAACTCACAAAGAAGCAGGAAGAAATGCTTTATTTACTCAGATTGGACGGTCTAAGACGTGAAATTGAATGGCGCGAAGCCGAAGAAGCCTATAAAAAGGCACAGGCGATTGAAAAAGCCGTCAGCCAGTACGTAGTTGACAACAACGTATATTACATCAGCCAACTAGAACATGATATGCCGGAAACGAAGAACGGTGATCGGGTAACAGATGAATTTGATATGTGTCTGGTGGACGAGGAAATTTTCAAGAATGATTTTCTGCCGAAAGTCAAAGCTGTATACATGGAGCTTTACGGTATCGACAACCCGCTAAACTTTGTTTACTCGCATCCGATGTTTGAGCGTAAATTGAAAGCTGAAAAAGCCTATCACATGATAGCAGTTGACTTTCTGAAAATATCCGGCCGGCCGGAAGCTGTACAGCTTGAAAAGGCCGTAAATAGCTACCTAAGTCCAAAGATTAAAGAACGGTTAGTAGCTATAACAAAAAGCTTTATAGATGGCAAATAGAACGTAGCAAGCCGAGTCGGGCGGCATATCCCGGCAGATTGGAGGAAAGTTATGGTATACATCACCTATGGTAATTTTAAAAAAATTGACCTAGAAAAGCTAGAAACTGTCTGCGAAAAGTACGGTGCAAGGATTGAACACAAAACGAAACGGATTTTTTATGAGCCATCTAAGGTAAACGGCAAGGAATTTTACAGAGAGCTTGACGAGTGTGCAAGCGGAGGCGGCTTTTACGGTGATTGATTTATTTTACCGCCGCCCGTCCGGTATAGGCGGGCAGATTGGAGGATAACATGACCGATAAATTATACAAGTGTTGCAATACTTGCGCGCACAAAGACAATAGCTTATATGGATGCAGTAAGGCATCGGAATGCTACAACGGATTTAGCGCATATAGTCCAAACACTGACATACAGGAACAAGAGGAAGCCGCTCTCCATATAGTGAGCAGAAAGGAACGCATATGAGCAGAAAATATCTTATCCGCCTTATCCGCATGTACTGTAACGCATCCCCTATCGGCAGGAGCAGGAACGCCGAGCACGTTTCGCCCGGATAATGGCGGCGAATAAAAGTATTATGACAAAATAATCAGGGTGGCGGCCTGCGCCGGAGGGAATGAAAGATGCAAAACAATGTCATGCTGTACAAGAAACAGATCATCAGTTTGATCGAACAAATTCAAGATTGCTTGAAATACGAAAAGACAATCCCAATACCTGGGAGTTATGCGGATGAATTTTTAAAAGCCGCAAACGAGTACAACAAGGCAATAAGAGAGCAAACTAAATAAGTCCCGAGGTTCTCGCCTGGTAAAATTCCAGGGCGGCAGAAATGCCGTAACGCTTATAGACTTTGGAAAAGGGGATTGATATTATGTCTAAAAGTTATATTGAAAAATATGGAATGGATATGGTTAAAAAGCATTTGCGCAATCGGCATAATGGCAGATATTTTAAGGTTCATGGCGATTATTGTAATATCGGAATTGTTATTTTTAATGAAAACCTTTTCAAGTCCGATATTGATTTATTTAACTTCCCAATCGTTAAAACAAACCAAAACGGCTGGAATTTGTCAAAGGCTCCGACACCAGAAGAGTTTGAGGTAATTTATAATTATTTAAAGCAGGAGGTCACAAAATGAATTATAGCTATGAACGTGTCTCCACATTGCATCAGGACGAGCGCAGGCAGGAAATCAGCCTGGAACACATCAAAATAGACAGACGGTACATTGACAAACGAACCGGCAAAAACGCAGACAGGCCGCAGCTGAAGCAGCTTATTGCGGATGTAAAAGCGGGCGATCATGTGTACTGCGAGAGCATCAGCCGATTAGGCAGGAACGTCGACGATCTGCGCCGATTGACGGAGCAATTTGTCTCAATGGGTGTCACTGTCCATTTTGTGAAGGAAGGCATCGACACATCCGGCAGCACGTACAAATTTCTACTTACCATCCTGGGCGCGGTTGCTGAAATGGAGCGAGAAGTCACTGTTGACCGTGTCAGGGAAGGTGTAGAAAAAGCTATGCGATTCGGCACAAAGACAGGCAGACCGTTTGGCAGACCTGAACCGGAATTGCCAGATACATTCCCGAAATACTACGCCAAAATGCGGGCTGGAGAGATTACAAAAGTTGAAATGTCACGCTTGCTCAAAGTCGGGCGCAGTACGGTTTATCGGTGGATAAATCTGCATGAGAAAAGCCGGAGATAATCCGGCTTATTTTTTTGTGTGCTTATTGAAGTATTCTAGTAAGGCTAAACTGATAATATCCTGTTGCTTTTCTTGTGGGTGCTTCTCAACATATCTATGTATTTCATCATCAGCTTGTTTGTACAGGCGATATGTCTTTTTAACTACCTCACCCGCTAAATCTTCTATTGTCGGACACTTGTCGGACACTTGTCGGACACGTTTCAAATTAAGCCTCCCTTGCCCGTCCAATGCCGTATCTGACAATATTTCACACAATGTATACTCTCCACACATCAATTTATCGAGCGGACACTTTTCACAATCTACAGCCGTACAATTTTCCGCAATATCCTTTATTCGTTTCAATAATTTTTCTACTTGTGACATCGGTATAACCCCCTCATTAGCGTTTTTGCCGCCTATAGCCTCTAAAATTTCATATTTGTTTACTCGGAACTTTTTTACGACAGAGTTTACATTATAAAAATTCGGGCTGTCCATTATCTTTTTTATCTCTGTCAATAGTTCCGGTGTAAGTTTTCGTCCGGGCAATCGGTGGGATTTACCTTTTGCAATCTGCAATGCAACCTCGGATGAGAGCTCACAGTACCACATTATTGCAGTGTATAATGCCACATATGCCGTATCTCTTGGGTCATTCTCAGTAAATCCCACCCTATCACCCCTCTCTATCGTATCACTGTTGCCTTGCCTTCCTCACCCTATCCCGCCCCATGTCATTCACAGCACATATATCTCTATTGGCTTGCCACGGTTCGGGCTTTTGCTTTGGCTCAACTTTCCCGCACCGCTTATTGCTGCACTTTCCATCCCGGATGATGCTGCCGCATACCTCGCAAAATTGCATTATGTATCACCGCCCTCATTGCCTATAACAACCTCAAATTTGTCCCATAGCCACCGCAGTATATTTAGCAGATCATCTTTTGTTGTGCCATTGTGGGTTACAAGGTCTATCTCCTGTTGACAGGCTTTTATTTTTTGTGGCTCAGTCATTTTGTCCCAATCGTATTTCATCCCCTCACGCTCCTATCTCTTCCAAAAATTCTTTCACATTATACCGATAATGTACCTTTTTCAGCTCGCCTTTTATCTCAATGCCATTCTCCTGTATAAATTTTAGCGGGAAGCTCTTTGACTCGCTGTGATAGAAAAAATAATGAACGTGCCGAATTGGTACAAAATATGTAAACTCCAAATCTCTGAAGTTAAATATGTATCCCGTTATGATTCCTGGAAAATGTGATGCTTTTTCAAGATCATTTAATTGCTTCTCTTTGCTCCATGTGTTTTTTTCTTTGTCATACTTCCCCATCACCGCCGTATACGGAAAGCTCTTTCCCAAATGGCTTTTTAGCTCAATCAGCCACATTCGCCCATCATGGAGAAGGAAGTCACATATATTCTGAGCTTGAAAGCGTGTCTGTTCCTGTTCTCCCCATGCTGCCGTACCATCCTTGAAGCGATAATGAAATACTGAGTCTGGAACGGATTTTATAAAGTCCTGCTCAAAGGATTTACCAGCGTTAGGCATTGCGTTCCACCTCCCTCCGCAGATCCTCCTTGATGTAATAATCCATATGATACGATTTACATATCCGCTCAGCACGCTGCCCAAAATCTTTCCAATTGGTGTCTGATGGGTAATAATTCAGTTTCCCTATTTTGTATCTATCAATGTAACCAACATTTAGTTCCAGTAAATTAAGAATATCAGCCGAATCTAAAACAGGTTCCATTGATATCCATGTTTTAATGCCCAATTTGTGTGCCCTATCTAGTGCAGCCAATCGATATGCAACGGCCCCAGAATTCGGCTCTGCTGCGGGTGATTCAAACAAACTCCCGGTTGAATATCCCGCATATGTAACACCAAACCAATCGTCTTTGTCTAGTAAGTCAAAATCCCGTTCCGCATCCTCGCCATTCTTTGTAAGTATCTGAACATGGTTGCCTGCGTCTTTTATGACATTTATAATTTTTCTTGTTATTGAGGAATCAAAGCCTTTCGGGTATGCGTCGCCGATGAATGGAATGTGAATCAGTTTTCCTGTGATGCCCTCTTTATCAAGCTGTTGTTTTGTGGCTTCAATGATTCCGGGGCGGTATCCTTTGTAATCGAAAAATTCTTCTTTTGTCTTATGAAGGACAGCAGGAGCGTAACAATAAAAGCATTTATGCGGACATGTGTTATGCAAGTTTATAGCAAGTTCTCCGTATTCCTTCGCTCTACCTTTGGGCACGTATATAGGTTTCATTTTGTTTTCTCCCTCTCAAACCAAAATCGTCCATCCCACTCCTGTACCTTGATAATCCCGTAGTCCTCCGCAATTTTACATATGTATATGTCCCGTACCCTTTGGTGCAGCGTCAGGAGCATCTTGCGGAAGTATTCCAGAGTGTGCGCCCGCTTATAGTGGTTACAGCGGCGGCAGGATGGATTTTTATTTCTTATATCGTTAATGCCGATATCTAAGATGTCATACCTGTCAATCCTTTTAGGCATTATATGGTCTACCTGCATATCCTTGTACTCTATCTCTCTGCCGCCGTATTTGTTGTATATCTGCAACCGTTCAGCTTTTGTCATTCCCCCACCACCTCCGCAATCTTTGGAAGGGCTTCTCTTACAGGCTTTCTTGCTCTTGCGCCCTCTGCCTCATTCTCAAACTCAGCTTCATCCATTACAAACTCCAGCGCTCCCCTTGCCTGTTTCAGCGCCACCACATCAGCGGGGTTATGGTAAGCGACGGGTGTGCCGGAAATAGTTTTATAAAACTGCTGTATCTCCTGTAACGCAATTCCAACCGTATGCCAAACACCTGTACCGGGTTTGACATATTCTGTGGCCTGTTCGATGACCTTAAAACGCGATTCCGCTATTTCCAACGCCTCCCGCATCCTTGCCGCCTGCGCCTGTAGCTGCTCATACAAGTCTGTCATATGTTCCAAGTTCATTTCTGAGTTCATATTGTCACATCGTAACTGCTCATTCTCCTGTTGCAATTTCTTCCAGTTTTCATTCGTCACAGCATAGCATTTTTGCAGGCTGTCAAGTTCCTGCTGTAGTGCTTCTATATCCTTGCTTCTCACAGTTATATCTTCTGCCAACTCCCATTTATCCCTTGACGAGCATTCAATACATGGATGTGATGCCGAACTCCTATACCTGCATGTTTCGCATAATCTCTTTATTAGGTTCATTTATCTCCCTCCAATTTCCGTTCAACCTCTATCCATTTCGGTATGTTCCATTTTCCAGTCGTTTTAACAAGTTTATATTTTTGTAATCTGTCGTATATCCTGTCTATGCAATCGGTACCGCCGTTTAGCCCTGTCTTGCATTCCTTTGTCCCCACATCAAAACATTCACAGCGAGGGCAAACAAATTCATAAGAGTAATTCGTCAAATCTTCTTCAAAGAAGTCTGACGTTAGTCCCTCGTCCGGTGAAAACCAGTTCCAGAGTTTTTGCACTATGCAATCGCATTTCTCATGAGATTTGAAATCCCAACTTTCTTTGCCATCGACAATAAATTGATAAACATATTTTTCACCTTTGATGATTTTGCCACGGCATAACCCGCAACGGTGTTCCTTCCTCGCTTTGTGCGTTTCTGTTTTTAAGGCTTGCATAACCTCACCCCTCCAAATCTATTCTTCGCATTGTCCTTTTTTACGAGATATGTCCTTTACACCCCGTTTGATAATCAAAGTTGTCACAATCACCCATAGGTATTACTCTCCACCCCTTTGCAAGGCAATCGTATAAATATTCCCTTGCTTCTTCGTGTGTTAATTTCTTACCTGTTTCGTCTGTAAAAACGCCTTTTAAAGAATTTTTCCGAGTATGGTTATTTAACATTCCGCGTATATCGGCGCACATATGTATCGTTTTCATCCCCTCACCCCTTCCGCAGATTATCCTGCTTATACGAACTAAATCACCTTGTCTTCCCAACCAACACCGATGTAATTCAGAACACGACCCCAACCATACTTTTCACCAGTCTTTTTATCAGTGCAGCAATGATACATCCAGAATTCCCATTCCTTTAAATTTCTTTCCCTAAGATAATCAAACCTGTGAGGGCGCTTTTCCATATGGACCCCAAACCCACACATAGAGCAGCCTGTACGTTGTGCCTTAGTGGTGCAAAGCATTCCTTTTGAATTCTTCTCAATTACGCCATAGACTTCAGGCACTGGAGCATTAAGCTCGCGATTTAGTCTCAAAATGTCTTCCCTCAAAAATGGAGCAAAAGGGCAGCTTCTAATGACTGTTTTGCCGTAATAATTACAACCGTGTTCTATCAGCGATTCTTCACGTTGTCCACCCTCGGAGGCCATCAGCCCAAGATACGGATAGCTGTTATTTTCTTTTGCCCAATCGTCACAAGGTTTTTCCTTTGTCCAATAGCAGCAATCATTCGATACGAGGAAGTCCGCCTCCTGAAAGTCAGTCCCATATTCCTCGTTTACCATTCCTGCAAAAAGTTTTAACCATTTTTGAGGCATTTGCATTCTGCTTTTTTTAGCATAATGTCCTTGCTTTCCGCATTCTCCGGTTATTATCGCATGTCTGACAGTCTTATTTTTTTCTGTAGGATGCTGCAAAGTATCGATTCTTCCAGCAATTTTCTTTGATATGACAGGGAAACCGATATTATTAAGAATATCCACCTTGGACTTGTACGGTATCAGTTTTATGACGCCCAGTTGATCATGGATTCGTTGAATGCTTTTATCCTCCAGGACTGATACAGATATGGCAGGTACATCAATACCAATATGGCGTAGAAAAACCAATAGTGTTATACTATCAAGGCCTCCTACAGATATATGGCACTCGTGGCCTCGCTTTGTCATTTCTGTCATGAACTCATAGGCCCGCTGTTCTGCTCTTCGTACCTTGACCTCGTACGGGAGCTGCTGCATTGCTGTAAATTCAGCCTTTTTGCGTGCCTTTTCTTTTTTCCATTCCTCAAGCTCTTTTTCTCTTTGGGCTTCATCTATTTCAGCTTTTTCAAGTAATGCTGTACTCACTTTATTGACCTCCCTTACTTCGCATTCTTTTTATTTTCCGCACCTACTCCAATATCCAAACTTCCAACTCCCGCCGTCCAAACTCCATGCAAGCCGTATTATCGGCTATGAACACATCAATGCAGCCATCTTTTATTGATCCGCCTCGGTCCTGCACCGTAAACACGCCATTATTAGGCATTTCAGCGAAATAGGGTATGAATATTTGCGTCCCAAATGGCAGTTCTGGTCCTGCTGCAACCGTGTACCATTCTTTCACTCTTTCGCCGGATGCCGTTATGCCATACTCGGGATGATTCGGCAGTTTCCCGCAGGATTTATACGACAGGTCATACGCCGTAACTTCCATAATCCGCTTTGTGCCGCGCTCCCCGCCCCTGTCCGTCTTATCCTGCTTACGGTCTAACTGCTGCTGCATTATGTCAAGCTGTGCGGATAGGTCGGTGAGCTGAGCGGATAGATTTGCGTTTTCTTGGGATAATATATCCGATTGCCCCTGTAACGTCCTACAAGCCAATTCTAGCTTAGGTAATATACTTTCACATTCAGCCACTTTTTGATTGCTGGACAAGTACAAGGCGGCGCAAATTGATACGGTTAAAATTAATGCTATTATGTAACGTATTGGTTTCATGGCGTGACCTCCTTCTCGTATATGTCCTGTCTGGATTTAAAATCCCTTTTGGGTATAAAAACCTTGCACCTGCGTTGCTTAGATATGTGCATGGCGGGTGAGCTATCATCATGTCCCATCCTTGATTAAGTATTTCAAGTACATCCCTTTGAATGTGATATGTCGGGTCTGAATCCGTTGGTATAATGTCGCAGCTCCACGCATCATGTCCCTTTCTTCTGAATGCATCCCGTACAACTCCACTAAATTCACATGCTACAAGTATTTTCATTTTCGTCATAGTCCTTTCCCGTCGAAAAGGCCGGTACCGTTTAAAAGCTTACCTATGACGCTTTAATCAAATATTTGCCCTTCTTTTTCGCTTAGCCTGCTCCTGACGTACTCGCTGCCGTTTTCGCAGGTCATACATGGCCCCTGCGTTATATTCAGCGGGAGATATCGGCAGGTGGCACATTGCGGGTATGGCAGACCATCTATTTGCTGCATGGTATCACCTCACAAATTTTGGTTTGTATTGTGCTGCTTATGCGGACTAAACCAGTACGACAGGTTCATTGCTTTTGAGCGGGTATTTCTGCAATACCGCACTTTTCATGCTGGATTTGTTGTGCCGTGTAAAATATGGCTCCCAAGCAACGAAATCCCGTATGGTATAGGTAATCTGTGACCCGTCTTTGAAAATGATTTTAAGTCTTTTCATGCTTCCTGCTCCTTCCTTTCACACCTTCCTTAAATATCCTTTGAATTTTAACCAAGCATTTGCTACAAATCCTCATTCCACAGCCATATTCATCACAGAAGGAGAATGACATACCGAGAAAAAACCTTGCCTTTCTACCGCAAACGTTACATTCGCCATGAAACCACGTCTTGTAATGCTCTTCGTCAGGCTTCTCCAACCAATCTTTCATCCATCCCCAATTCCTTAGATTCTTCTGAAAATCATGGCTTGCGACCATTCCTTCGAGCCTTTTCCTTTCAGCCATAATATCGTCCATGATGTCTATAACAAAAGGTTCCTTGTCGATTTTATTCACACCCATCCCCCCTACTTCACCTTATTTTCCGCTACAAATTTTCTATCAGCCTGTTTATTTCCTCATCCGACATTTCGCAACCGGATTAATATATCCGTGCAGTATCGCTTTATCGTCCTCTTGCAGCAGTGGAACTTGGCCGCCAGTTGTCGGTATGTCCACCCGTGTCTACGCAGTCGGATGATTCGCCATTTCGTCTGGCTATCAAAACATCTGCATCGGCTTTCCTGAACTCTCGGCATGTATTATCACCCCTGAAATTTTCTTGATCTAACCTGTTACATCCGGCACATTTCCAGCATTGCGTTAAGGCTAATGCAGCTTTATCAATCCCTGCCATTGGTTAACGCCAACCTTTCAGCCAATCCGGCTATAAGTTCCCTTGTGGACTCCGGCAGCATTGCTCTTTCTTTTTCTTGCGTCGTCCTGGCTTTGTATGACCGCATAAAGTTACTTTGAATCACACTATCCACTGTTTCAGCCTCCATGACCGCCCAATCTCTTAACTGGCTTGCCCCGCCAACCACTTTCTGAATAATAGGCGGCAACCTTTCAAAATTTTCTCTTGCACCGTAATAACTTATAGCACCCCTCACTATTTGCCAGGCTTCCATTTCAGTAAGTTGTTCAGGCTGCGTTATCATATTAATTTTTTCTTTTACATCTGCAATGGCCGGCGGATATTTAAGGGTACACATGAGAGATTTAACAGCTTCGGTCACTATCAAAGCAGAATCAGACTTAAATATTCCCGCCCATAAATCAATAATTCTGTCTGCATCTGCAGCTTTCAGATCTTTATAAAAATTTGGATATCCGGCTTTTAATACTGCAAGAATAGCTTGTGTTTCTTCCCTTGTCATGCTTGCCTCCTTTACAGAAATGGATTACTAGATTCTTCTTTGTTGCTACGTTCCCATGTCCTTACCGCTGCTTTCCAATCCTTCATTTTGTTTTTACCGATCATCCAACCTTTGGAGGAATAAAAATCAATAAACGTTTCAGGGCTTACTTGATTTCTGCGTTCATTGCAATAGGTTTTTACTTCTTCAATGGTGGGCGGAGTGAATTTCCCTAATATATTACTTTCCTTTACTTTACTTTCCTTTACTTTACTTTCCTTTATATGGGTAGTTTCTGCGGCAGAAATCTTTTGTTCATACGCAACCCGCATTCTCTCGCGCTTTTCAAGGACTGACACCGCGCGTTTTTTTACCCCATTTGATGTTAATTTTCGCGTATCATCGAAGTATGTTTTATCAAATAAATTCTTCTTCAACGCACTTTCTAAAATCTGATTATATTCATCAGCAGAAATGTGTAATTTCTGTGCTATTACTTCCCTAGTTTCTGTGTCAGAAATATCAAATTCAAGGTTAGCGCTGCGGTAGATATATTCCAAATGGATGAAATAAAAAGCGTATCCTTTTGCGCCATAGAGTAATAATAGAGGTTCTAATTTAGGGTCACTTGCAGCATATACATCGTGTGGAAAGTAGTCTAATCCTTCTTTTTGCGGTCTTGCCAATCTATCACCACCTTATCAGAGGGGTTGAAGGCCCCCTCTCGGAATCCTTATGAACAAATATTAAATTTTTAATCAAGTACAGTAAAAAAGTTACCTTTCGTTTTTTTTATTCTCGTGCCCTGCCTTCACCGGGCAAATGAGTCATAATTCAGAATAATGTAGTATTTTTGTAACCTTCTTTGTTTCCCGGCAATACTGGCACTTTTCACACTTTACCGGTTGTACAATTCTGTTTTTAACTTCAAGAATGTGTGGCATATAGAATTCAATTTTTTCAAGTTCATAATTAAGCTCCTCATCATTGAAAAACAGGATAGCTTTGTCGGGCACCTCCTCTTTACTTACTGCCACGATTAAAGGATTAAGTTTCTGAGTTCTGCCGGAGTACAGCATTTCAAGGTGTGGATATACCGCCATTTGTCCTATGTAGCCGTATGCTTCAATCCAATGTTCATATATGCGCTGGCGTTCATTCCAAACTCTTTCAGATAGGCTTTTAGTTGTCTTTAAGTCAACGATTCTGCCCTTTTCAACATTCCAAACGTCAATTTTAGCTTTCCACATGCAACCGGCGAATTCAGCAGTTATGATTTTTTCTTTCTCACCTTCAAGAGCGTTCATACACCATTCATCAGCTTTTAAAGTTTCAATCATGGTATCAGCTATTTTGTAAGTGGATTTTAGTTGCCCTTTTGTTGCCCCTTGAGAGGAAAACAGTTCAGGATGTTCGACTTTAAATTGTTCTATTGTTCCCTCATTCCATGAATGAACGTAACTGCCAAGCAGTAAGGCTTCGGAAGGTGGTTCCTCCCACCCTCCGTATATTTGTGCCATTGCCCTAGCCTCACAGCCGCCCAATTCCGGTACAAATGACTTATACTGGCTATAAGACATATACTCTCGATTTGCCTCGTCAGAGTAGTAGTTTTTAGCCGTAAGTTGCAGCATCACTTACCACCCGCCGATTCTTTTTTGATTTGGTCGAAAACATCACCTTGAGCAAAATTATTCTGCAAATCAGCCCTTGTCTGTTCCATAACCTCATAATCAGCCTCGATTGGGTTTGCATCCGGGTACTCAATCGAATCATCTTCGTCCAGGTTATCTTTTTTGATAATCCCTTGGTCAACCTTTAATGCCGTCTGCATTTCGATTGATAAAATGCCCCACTTTGTCAAAGTTTTCTTGATCGCTGTCTTTAAACACATTTCATCAGGATTTGTCTGCCATGGCCCATTTCCAAAAGTCTTTGAATATCGCTTGCCATGCGCCAATAAGTCTTTTTTAGGGAAATACGCTGTCTTTGAGAACCCATTAATCAACTCAAAATAAACCGCAAAGCCTTCAATTTCACCCTCACCATTAACAGAAAAGTCAGCTTCTAAAGTTTCCGTCAGCCCATTCCATGATTTGAATTGATTTTTATAAACAGGTATGGCATTCATTTTAGTGTATTGCCCTGTCCTTAACGCAAGCTGTACAAAGCCTTTGTAGCCCATTTGGAACTGAGCCTTGCCAGCATAAGGTACTATGTATGAAAACCCTAAATTCGGGTCAATGGGAAGGTCTAATGTGGCAGCTACCACCGCAGCGCTCATTACTGTCTGAGCATCAGCAGTTTTAAGCAGTTTGTTATTGCTGGTTACATTCATAACCGAGGACATAAATCCTTGTGCTTTCTTGCCTAGAATTTCCTCAAACCTCTTTTTTATTTTTTCATCACTGAAAAGTGATTTTATTGTTACGGGTAAATTTTCGCCCCTCTTTTGTATTGCTGTGTCAAGTTCGCTCATATCTACATAACCCCTTTACATAATATTTATTGATTCCCTTCCGCATCATCAAGTATGGCATCAATCATTGCGTACATTTTCCTTCCCCATGATGTTTCAGTTGTCTTTTTTATGAAATTAATTACTGTATCTTTGTTGGCTTTGAAAATTTCAGGAATCCTTTTTTCATAGTCAACTGTTCCAAGCGCATAATTGTAAATGCTGTCTCCGGTATAAAAATCAAGCATTTCACAGGCAAAATGATGAATCCATTCATTTGAACCGCTATAACTACAAATAAGTCCTTTTTGTCTATAAATCATTTCGCTTGCTTCGGAAGTGAGAAAAAACCTTCCACACTCTGTATCAAACCAAACATATTTACTGCACTGAATTTTATTTTCTTCCATAGCCTTTCTACCTCCCATAATATTTTCATCCCCATGCACCGCCAGCCGTGCTTATGCGCTCGCGTTCGGCAGCTATACCGGCGTGGCGGAGCGGGGAAAAGCTAAACTTGTGCGCTTTCCAGTTCCTCAATCTTATCCTGTAGCTCTTTATTCTCTTCTTCCAATTCCTCAATGCGACTATTTGCATCGTCCAATTCTTCTTCCAGTTTTTCAATCTCAGGTACAAATTCCTGCAACTTTGAAACAATGTCGTCCAAATCGGCGTTTGATGGCAAATGATATGTACTTACTGTTGTTTTCATTTCGACCACTCCTTCACCCACGGCTTGCACACTCGCCAGCTCTCCTTCGCATCTACGCCCATTATGGCGCGATACGCAGCGTATGCCGCCTCATTGCCCCCATTGATGTATTCCTCATGTACCCGCTGCTTTACGTCCACTATGGCGTATTTGCGCGTGTCAACTAATCTGTATCGCATTGTGTAGCCTCCTTTCTATTCCAATAACAGAACTGATTTAATCTTTTCCTTGACAAACTCGGTATCAACCTGTGCCTTTACGCTTGAATCAACCTTGATTTCCGGTGTCTCAATGCCGAGCGCATCAGCCAATTCTTTTAGCCTTGCAGGCGATCTTGAAGCCTTTGCAGCCTTTATAGCCGCATCAAACTTGTCGCTTATCTCGCCTCGCTTATTTCGCGCTGTATCAAGAGAGCGTATCTTTTCAGCCAACCCATCGATTACGCCGTCAAGAATTGCCGTAGTTGGTTTATTGTGATAAAAATACCCACATCTTTCCGAAAGAGCGTTATCGTGTGCGATTTCCTTGAACTTCTTTTCAACTGCCCCCATACCTGCGTATACAGCTTTTGCCGCTGTTTCAAGTTCAAGTATTGCGGCTTTGAATTCATCAGAAACCAGGCAAGCCGCCTGTACTCTACATTCTTTTGTATGTTCCTGTAATGCTTTCCACTTGTAATCCTCTAATAGCTGAATAAAATTTGACCTTTCCATGCATCCTCCCTCTGCGGCTCTACACCGCTTGCAATTTGCGTAAATTGTGCTATACTGTAGCTAACTGTTTATCTTTGCCGCTTTAATGCGGTATTTCTTTATTCGCAGATATACCAGGTACTTTGCAAGATTTCGGAACAAGATAAACCGTTACCATTTTGATCTCTCATCCATGAATTCAATGTAATGTGCGGGTTATACGTGCGAGTATAACAGCTTTGTTTGCTTTCCACCGTCTTACCTTCACTGTATGCCTTTACTGCGTCCATGAAACTGACGAGCTGAGGAACAAGTTCCCATTCATCCGACAATAGCGGAGATTCGGCAGACTTGCCACCCCTCAAATAAGTGTCTACAATTACGCCTAGATGTATCTTTTCGCCCGTCATGTACATTACGCCATCTGATACCCTTTTAAACTCCAATTTAGGATTATCCGTCAGTGCCTTTACTACTTCCCAAGTTTTCAATACCCTCTCTCCCTTCATCCCCTCAAATTAATGCGCCGTTCTGCGCTCCCTAACGGCTTGCTTGCCTGCTGCTTCTGCTGTGCTTCTCTCTTGTCGCATACCTCGTCAATTTTCAGCATCAGCACCCCAAATAAGATGCTGGCATTTTCGATAATAAACAGTATGCCAAAACAGATTAGCATTCGTGTAAATGGACTAAATAGTTACCAATCCATAAGCTACCTCCCCGTACTGTTTAATTCGCCTGATAATGCGTTGTGCTGGCTCTGCGGTGTTTTAAACATCCGCATTCTTACATATGCGACAAGCCCACCGAATTTCTTGATTTGCAATCTTCTCCAAGCTGTTTTTATCTTGTTATTGCCATTTGCACTTTTAAGCTTGTTGCGAGCCACTTTGCGGTTGTACACCGGATTATGTGGCTGTGGATTTTTGTGATTGCCCTTCATTGATTCAACCTCCCTATTTCATTTTGTTTCGGGAGAGGCAGCTGCAGTCTGCTCTCCCATGTATCAGCGTCCAGGGCGTAACCAATGCCATAAAGCCCCGGAATGGCTGATTTGCCTATTGTCCATCATCATATATTTTATTTGCCGTGTGCCTGTGCCCTCATAGCACCGGTTTACCCTAATCATCGGGTACAGGCTAATGGGTTTGGGGCAGTTATCGCACTGCCGGGCGGCATGTTCTCACCTGATTTATACTCTCAGTCGGTACATGCTTCGTGTGTGGAGGTGGGCTGGATACGCTCCAGCGGGCGGGGAAAGGTTCATGTCTGGCTGCTTGCCGTTTATTCCCATCGACACTATAACCGGTGCCAGCTTCGGAGGCTTCGTTCAGGACTTCCTATAACCCATGCGCCATTCACATTTTTTGTTAGTCCGCGTAGTATTGGGCTGGGAACCACCCAGCAGATAGGTTACAATTGCGAAAGAATGCTTGAAAGCGTTTTCGACGTTTCTTCTGCCTTATCAATGGCAAACCTTATTTTTGATTCAACGCAATCTGCCGGTGTATTTTTACCTTCTACACAAGGCGCTTCGCAATCCCTGAATAGCTTTCCAAATACTGAATCTGCTTTGTTTGCCGTTGAGTGTACCAAATCTAGGAGCACATTTAACCGCTCATCAATTGTTGGCTCTTTAGCCGTTTGCGCTACACATTTTGCCTCGTTCATACTTTTACCTCCCATAAATTTATTCGCCTTTCGGCTGGTGGAGAAGGCCGGTATCGAACCGACATTTCATGTTTTACCATGGCAACATGCGTGTTTGCCCTATTGTCACCACTTCCCCATATAAAGGCGGCGAACCGCCTTGCGAAGTGTGATGCTATTGCGAATTAAGCTACTAAGCCTAATTCTTGATAAAAATGTTTGTACCGTTTACCTCTTTCGTGGTCAAGGTATTGAGTTAAAAAGTCCATGCCGTGAAATGCTTGATGCACATTGCCCCAATTGGCAAGAGGTATATATATCCGCCGGGTTTCTTCTGTAATCAAGCTATCAGGCTGACCTTCGTATATCTTTTGATACCTCATTACGCATGCATTTTGGTTTAATGACTTGAGTAAATTCAAGCGATACAAGGCGTCATTGATATCTTCCAACACTGTTTTATCGGGACGGTCTTTGCATCCGACCAAAACATAGAAATTGCTTTTGTTTATGCCTTTACTCTTAAGAATCTTAACTTTTGATTCGATTATTTTATCCATTGATGAATGATCAAAAGCAAAATGATACTCAACGTGGCTGATATACTTGGTACTCAGTAGTTCAGCTACATCGCTATCTAAAAGCCTTATATCAAGTCCCTGATTAAAATCAATGCAGAGTTTTTCTTTGTGTAACTGATCACAAATACGCTTAAAATGATCAGGCAAGGCAAGAATATTGTTGTCGTACAAAATTAAGTTTTTACTCTGACCATCCCAAACATCATATATTTCAGCTTCTTCGTGGACATAGCCTTCTTTTTCGGGAACCACACAAAACTTGCAATGCCGTATGCATCCGCGAGAGCAAAAACCGTAATTACATTTTGGCCTAAGCTGATCAATTTCGTCAGGCAGTTTACTCTTGACATCAAATCCAGTACCTCCACATATTGCTCTTGGATCGGCTTCTGATTTGTCAGTAAAGGTAAATATGCTGGAACAGTAAATACGATCGTATGTATGGGCTTCAATACCCACATAGTCAATGCATTCATCACCCTCTGATTTATGATATAGTCTCAGTTTTTCCTGTGCATAATTTTTCAATTGTGGTTCTAAATTTTGGAATGCAACCCGCACTATTTCATCCTCCCTTCCTTCTGCCACCTCTCGCGCTTACATCATTCCACTGACTGGCGTTCAAGGCTATGCTATTTTCAACGTACATTTCTGCCGAATGCAGACGCTTATTAAGCCTGTAGCGGTTAGGCTGATTAGGCTAATTCCTGCTCAATCACCGGAAGTATGCCAGACTTTTTCAATAAGCCGTAAATGAACAATCTGCCTTTTTGAGTCCATTTTGTGTTCATGGTGATGTCTGGCCTACCATCTTTACGTGTGATATTGATTGTTTCAGAATGGGTATAGCCCTTGTCTTGATATTTGGTGTACAATAACCATTGTTCACTCTGCTTGTACTGGACGCCGTTTTCATGAAGCAAAGAATTCATTTCCTGTCCGCTCATGCCGTAATCTTTAGCGATTTGTGTAATAGTGACTAATCCCTTATTTTTGAGAATTGCGTCCGTGTAATCGGCTTTAGGCTTTAATTCTTTGATAACCTGGTCTTTCATAGTAAGTTGAAGCGTAAGCCCTTCGAGCTGTTTCTGCGCAAATTGTAAAGCCCTAGACATGATAGACTCTGGACTATTCCACTTCTTTTCAAGTTCGATGAAATATTGGCGGGCCTCTTTACCTTTTTCTGTACGCTGGAGCATACAGAGTTCTTTTGCCATGTCGATAGTGAGTTGATGATCTGTTGACGGTCTGCCTCCGGTACTTTCGCTCAAAATTGAGCAGAAGTCTATCCCTTCATTAAAACCGTATTCGCACATTCTCGGAAACCAATCTTTATATAAGGTTGCGACTTCCAAAAATTCATGTAATGATCTGCCGCTTACTGTCTGCCTGTCGTTGTCATAATTAATTGGTATAAGATTATTCATTAGCGTTATCCTTTCTACCTCCCTATGGTATAATGTGGATGAAAGGAGGTGATTTTATTGGCAAAGTCTATCAATGTAAAGCCGGGCGAAAATGTTATAAAGTCGGGTCAATATGAGCTAACTGGAATACGTGGCGGTCATTTAAAAAAGGAAGTCACCCTTGTTAAAAATGAAACCGTTCCTCCTACACCCCAAAAAGGGCAATCATACACATTAGTTGACCCCACAAAGAACAAATCTGGCACCGGTGAATAATCCCTTGGCTTCCTGATAACGCAGGAAGCCTTTTTTTAATCACTGAATATAAAGCCGGTGTCCTTGAAAGTGTTTTCAGTAAGCTCATACAAGTCTTTTACAGTAAAGTTCTGTGATGCTATTTTGTGAGCTTCATCTTCGTTGTCTGCGGCAAGCAAATGCCTTTTTGCCTTAGTTGATATGGCGATAAAATATTTCATACAATTCCCTCCTTTCCTTTAGCGATCCTCCTATCAGGATAAATAAAATAAGTGAACATGCGTTTCTGCGTAGGGCATGGGCGTTAAGCCAGATGCTTAATCCTGTACTCCTTGATTATCCCTGTGTAAATCTCTTTGAGCCGTTTATCTTCCTCAATACAGTCAAGCTTGCAGTAATCCTTTTGAGCCGTCTTAGTCGCGCCGACATCTTCAAGTCTCTTTTTACCGTTTCTTAACCTGGTAGATAAATCAGCACCGGCTTTTTCTTCAAGGAGTTTATAGCTGTCTGAGCGCAAATCTTCATGATTTTGACCTTTGTTGCCGAGTTTAATTCCAATTTCACCCAAGCTTGAGTTAACCCACTTGCGCCATTGGTCTTTAGGCAGTTCTGCCATAGTGTCTTTGATCGTCTGTGTTGTAGATTCAAGCTTTTCAACTTTAGCCTCAAGCTTTGCGGATGCCATAAGCAGGTGAGATACCATTTGTAGTTCTGGGGAAAGTTTGGAATAGTCGATAGCTTGCTGCTTGTATTTTTCTTCTACTTTAATGAAGTAATCTCTGAACATATGCGCCTTTTCTGTCCTTGCCAACATGACAAGATGTTTCGCCATATCCAGTTTCATAATGAAGTCTTCCACTTCGTTACCCTCGACTTCAAGTCGAACCCTATAAAAATCAACGTTTTCAAAGAAAAATTCATTTTCAGTGATGTTTACGTTCGCCCATCTACTGAATTGGCCTGCTGCTAATTCAAGACCTTTGTACAATTCTCTCGCGCTTACCGCTCGCGTACCCTTTTCAGATTGATAAACTGGAATTATGCCATTTTCGATAATAGATAAGTTATTCATCGGCGCCCTCCTATACAAAAGATAATATTTGCGTATTAGTTGTGGACAATTTGTCCATTGCTTGTTATAATTGCTTTAACCCTGTAGGGTTAAGAAAGGGGATGGTTTTATGCTCAGCGCGTTAACCAAACTTTTAATTTTCCCCAGTTCCTTTGTGCGTGAACGGCAACTGTAACGGCGCATCATACCGGCTCGCCACCGATTGTGTTTTCGCAATTATCAACGTGGGGGTTGTTTTCCAGAACCGTACTGGAAAGTGATAATCACATATTGGGCCCAATATGTGCAAAGGTTAAATTCGGCACTGTATAGCCGGTCTCTGCAACGGCGTAAATTCCCGGTTAGCCACCGATGGGGCTATACAATTGTTTCCCCTTTCTTAACTTGTCAAGGTTCTATTCTAAGTATCAGAAGAATATTTCATCTACCGATACATGGAACGCTGTTTTAAACTTCTTAATAAACCGGTATGTAGGCTCTCTTAAACCGCTTTCCACTTTGTAGTACAGAGATTCGGATACGCCTATTTCCTTCGCCATTTGTTTTGGCGTTTTGTTCTGCGATTCGCGGAAAGTTTTTAAGCGGTTATTCATGTCTGGCCTCCTGCATTTTCAATCTCTCAACCGTTTCCTTAACTTTTCCTTCTCTTATAATCCGCTTAATAGCGACATCAAGATAATAAGCAAAGGTCTTCTTGTCTTCCTCTGTCATAATCCACTTGTCCATAGGAATACCTCCTTAACCTGCATTTCTTATATACAGGCGTTCAACCGGTATGTTTAATTTTTCTGAGATTTGAAACAGGACATCTGCGGACGGCTTTCGTTTGCCGTTCAGGAGCTGGCTTACAAAAGATTGGGATAAACCGAGCAATTTCGAGAATTCAACCTGAGACATGTAACTGTACTTCTTGTCATAATAATACTTTAATTTGAACATTAGCCTCACCCTTTCTTTATCTGAATCAATTGTATCGCAATTGCGATAGTTTTTCCAATTGCAAAGTATTCCAATTGCAATGTTTATGTTAAATTAACGTTATTTTTCTAGCAATATGTTGACATATCGCAGTTTTTTAACTAATATATATTGCAGGTGCAATAGAAAAGAGGGTAAAACATATGTTTGATACAGTTAAAAGAATATTTGAGCTTCGCGACAATAGAAATATGACTACGAATGAGTTTGCTAAATTTGCAAAAGTGTCACAGCCTTATCTATCAGAACTTGAAAGCGGGGCAAAGAAAAGAGTTAGTGTTAGTTTTGTAGAAAAAATTTGTGATGCTTGTGGAATAAATTTGTCAGAATTCTTTAAAGGTTCAGACAATCCAGCTAATATTAAAGCATCTATATTGTCTCGCGAAAAAGACGACCTAATAGATCGAGTCGAAAAGCTAAAGATAGAACTTGACCATATTCAAGACAAATTGAAATAGCTAAACAATAAATTAATAAAATAATTGTGAGAGTGATTTTATGAAAGCCGCACTTTACGTCCGTGTATCAACTGTAGAGCAAGCACAAGAGGGATATTCCATTCCTGCGCAAATTTCCTTGTTAAATGACTATGCTAAGACATTTGATTACGATGTATATAAAATTTATCAAGATGCTGGAATAAGCGGCAAAAATATCAAAGATCGTCCTGCGTTAAATGATCTGCTCAAGGATGCGAAAAATAAAAAGTTTGATATAGTCATAGTCTGGAAACTCTCCAGGTTAAGTAGAAGTCTTGTAGATTTGCTGTCAATGGTAGATATTTTTACTCAGCACGGAGTATCATTTCAAAGCTATTCTGAAAAATTTGACACATCAACACCAATCGGTAAAATGCTTCTACAGCTATTAGGCTCCATTGCGGAATTTGAGAGAAACACCATTGCTGAAAACGTTAAAATGGGATTGAATGAAAGATTTAAACAGGGATACTCAAAGGGTGCCATTCCCTTTGGATATAAACACGAAAATAAACAGGCCGTAATAAACCCTGAGCAAGCTGAAATTGTACGATATATATTCAGTACATACCTCAATAGCCCCGATGGCAACTGCCTTACTGCGTTGGCAGAAGAAATGAACGCTAAAGGCTTCCGTACCCGCACAGGCGGTCTATGGTCACGGAATGTTGTTAAAGATATGCTGATCAATCATTTTTACGCTGGATATGTAAGAACCGGCATACACTGTCACGGAAGACAGTTCAAAAATGCCACAGTATTAAAAGGTAGCCACGAGGCCATTATCGATGAAGAAACATTTAAGAGGGTAAATGAGAAGCTTATTTCTAAAAAGCAAGAGAAAGTTGTAAGATGCCCGGATAATGGGAGCATATTAACCGGCCTTATTGTTTGCCCTTTATGCGGCGCCAAAATGTTTGCTCTGAACACGTATAACCATCATAAAAAGAAAGATGGTACAGTATCCGGATATCCTATTAGAATGTATAGATGTAACAATAAGGATAAGGGCAAGGGGATATGTAAAGGAATTTACATCTCTGCAAATAAAATCGAGGATCCTTTTATTCAAATGCTTAAAGATTCCGTTTCCGGAAACGATATAAACGACGTAGCAAATCTGTCGAAGCCGGACGCAGACAACAAACGTCTTGATGATATTGATAGTAAATTGAAACAATTAAACTCTATAAAGAATAAATACTTTAGCCTGTTTGAGACAGGGAAGGTGGATCCTTCAAAATTTGCCGAAAAAATCAATGATATATTAGAAAAAATAGAAACACTGGAAAGAGAAAAAGAGTCGTTAGTGATCAACAGATCTGCAAGTGTTGACCCCTCCGAAATAACGAAAAACATCAAAGATTTTATTTCTTATTTCGATATGCTCTCAAATCCCGAGAAAAAAGCTCTCATAAGATGTTTTGTTCAAGAAATAGTCATTACAAAAAACAAGACGATAGATTATGTGTTGTTCAAATCAGGGCAAAAATGTTACTATCGTTAA